CGTTCCTTTTCTAACCCACAAAACACCTCGATCGCCCACGCTCAGACTGAATCGCTTTGATTAATTTACAAACGGGAGAGATCTTGACAGATCCGACCTATTCAGGTTTAGGAGGTGTGCAAACTCCACGAATTCATTCAAAACTGACTGATTTACCTTCAAAAGGTCAAGACATGATCGACCTTGCTACCGAACTGGGCATCAACCTTATGGAATGGCAGCGATATGTTTGCATTCATGGTCACAAGGTGCGTGAGGATGGCAGGTGGGCACATTCTGAACTTGGATTAATCATGGCAAGACAACAAGGTAAATCAACTTTGATGATGCTTCGGATCTTGACCGGCATGTTTGTATGGGGTGAAGGTTTGCAACTTGCCTCAGCTCATAGACTTACAACTTCACTTGAAACCTTTAGACAGATCGTTGGCTTGATTGAAACAAATCCAAGACTTGAAAAGGAAGTAAAGAAAATCCGATGGCAACATGGTGCTGAGGAAATAGAATTATTTGGCAATAGGAGATTTGTTGTAAAGGCTGCTAACAATGCAGCTAGAGGTTTGAGCAAACCCGAAACTATCCATCTTGATGAGTTGAGAGAATACAAGGATGAGGATGCTTGGTCATCAATGCGTTATTCCATGATGGCTGCTAAGAATCCGCAGGTTTGGATCTATTCCTCAGCTGGAGATCAGCATTCCGTAATCCTAAACAAATTGCGTGAGAGGGCGTTAGCGTCAGCCACGACTAACGATCCGATTGGTTGGTTTGAGTGGAGTGCTGAACCCGATGCACCTATCTTGCTTCCGTCAGGTGAGATAAATTGGGATGCTTTCGCTCAAGCCAATCCATCATTAGGAATTACAATTCATCCTGACAACTTGAAAGCAGTTATTAACGATCCTCCAGATATTGTGCGCACAGAGGTTTTGGCGCAATGGGTAGACACAATAAATTCAGCGATCGATGCACAAAAGTGGGGATTATGTCAGACCGATCCAATACCTTTAGATCCGGAAGCACCAACTTGGCTTGGACTTGATTTATCTCCAGATAGGAAATTTGGCGCATTAGTTGCAACTCAGAAACTATCAGGAGAAAGATTTAATTTAGTTTTACTTCACACTTGGTCAAATGATTACAGCCTAAATGATTTAGCGGTTGCAAATGATATTGCTCCTTATGTAAGACGATATAACACTCAAACTGTGGCGTATTCCAAACGGACTGCACAAGCTGTTGCAAGTCGGCTAGTTCCGGCTGGAATACCCATAACCGACATGGATGGCGCAATCTATGCGGAAAGTTGTGATCGGTGGCTGGGCGCAATAAATTCCCATCGATTACAGCATGGGGGTCAGGAGGAATTGACCCAACAAACACTTTCAGCAGCCAAGTTGCCATTTGGGGATGGCAGTTGGGTTATTGGAAGGCGTGCAAGCAGAGTGGCAGTTTGTGCAGCTGTCGCTTCCGCACTTGCAACCTATTTTGCGACACAACCTGAAACGGAGATTGATATTCAAGTCGGATAATTTGTATTTATGGTATATTATGTGCTAATGGGATTATTCGACCGATTTACAGCAAGATCAAATCAGCAGACAAATACAGTAGATGTCGCAGCTGCATTAGCACCTTACAACTCTCAGCAATTAGTTGGCGGAATTCTATTTGGAACTACAACCGCAACTCGTGAACAATATATGGCTATTCCTTCCGGTGCTCGTGCAAGAAATATAATTTGTTCAACAATCGGTTCATTACCACTTGAGCAATATAATCATTTTACAAATGAGCATGTAAGACCAAACAGAGTAATCATGCAACCAGATCCAAGAGTTGCAGGATCAGCAATATATGCGTGGATCGCTGAGGACTTGCTTCTATACGGAGTTGCGTATGGAATGGTTATGGATGCTTATGCTGCAACCGATGCTTCAAGAATTCGTGCATGGACAAGAATTGCACCCAATAGAGTTTTTGCTTCACTAAATGGAAACTCAACTGAAATCGAATACTACACAGTTGATGGAAAGCGAGTTCCGCCATTTGGTCTAGGTAGTTTAATTGTATTTAATGGTTTAGATGAGGGAATCTTAAATCGAGCAGGTCGCACAATTAAAGCAGCAGCAGAATTAGAAAAAGCAGCTGAGATGTATGCCAAAGAGCCAATGCCACAAATGGTATTAAAATCAAATGGCACAAACCTTACTCCAGAGCGAATTACAAAACTTTTAGAATCTTGGAGAGTGTCAAGATCAACAAGAGCAACTGCATTCTTAAATGCTGATGTTGAATTACAAGCATTAGGCTTCGACCCTGCTAAATTACAATTAAATGAAGCCAGACAGTATTTGGCTCTGGAAATTTCAAGAGCGAGCGGCATTCCGGCAAGTTTCGTATCTGCTGAAACAACTAGCATGACTTATACCAACACTTTAGCCGAAAGAAAAGCGTTGATTGATTTTTCACTTCGTCCAATTTTAACTGCCATTGAGCAAAGATTATCTGCTGCGGATTTTTGCCCTAACGGAATTGAAACTCGATTTGACATTGATGATTTCTTGCGTGGATCTGCTTTAGAGCGTGCGCAAGTTTATGAAATCCTAAATCGCATTGGCGCAATGAGCGTTGAGCAAATCCAAGAGGAGGAGGATCTAATTCGATGAAAATTAGTTTCCCAATAGAAATAACAGCTGCCGATACAAACAAGCGCACAATCTCAGGCAAAATCGTAACTTGGGATGAGCAAGGCTCAACAAGTGCCGGATTAACTGTTTTTGAAAAAGACAGCATTGATTTTTCTAAACCTGTTAAATTATTACTTGAGCACCAAACAACTAAGCCGTTAGGCAAGTTAATTGACATTACTGCCACAGACACAGGCTTGGAAGCAACTTTTCGTTTAGCCAAGACATTCAGGGCAGATGATGCTCTTGAGGAAGCAGCCACCGGACTTCGTGATGGATTTAGCGTTGGCGTAAAAATTAATGAATGGAAAAATGTGGAAGGCGTGTTACGCATCCAGTCAAGTTCCTTGCAAGAGGTCAGTTTAGTAACAGATCCCGCAATCGACAGCGCAAGAGTGGCTGAAGTTGCAGCAAGTGAAACCACAGAGAATTCCGAAGCAACCGCTGAGGAAACAACAACAAAGGAGAACAAAGTGTCAGAAATTACTTCTGAAACTCCTATCGCAACCGAAGCGGTAGAAGCGACACAGGCTCCAGTTGTAACTGCTCAATACATGGCATACACAAAGCCACGAGTAAATGAGAATGTTACAGCAGGACAATATGCAGCAGCACAGATTCGTGCAATTCAAGGCGATACTGATGCTCGTGATTTAATTGCAGCATTACAAATAGCAACAACTGGTGAGAACACAGGAATGGTTCCACCTAATTATCTACGAGATGTAATCGGAGTTATTGATTCATCCCGTCCATTTATCGATTCAATCGAGCGTGCTGCACTACCAGCAAGTGGTCTTAAAGTGTTCACGCCTGTGCTTGGAAATCAAGCAATCGTAGGTCAAACTGCTGAAGGTGTTGAGTTTGCATCACAAGACACAGCAGTAACATTCCAAGAGGACACTATTGTAAAATTTGCTGGAGCAAATGTTGTCAATGTTGAACTTCTTGATCGTTCAGACCCTTCATTCTTAGATTTGTTAATTCGTGAATTAGCAGCATCTTATGCACAAAAGACTGACGCTTATGCAGCCAAAATTGCATCAGAGGCAGCAGCCGGATCATCAGGCGCATCAATCTATGCAGCAATCGCTGATGGAATTGCAGATGCTTATGGCGTTATGCGTTTCACACCAAACCGTTTGATGGTTGCTCCATCAGGTGGCGAGGATGGAATTGATTTCGCTGGATTACTTGGCGCAGTAGCAGATGGTCGTCCATTATTCGCAGCAGCAGCACCACAAAATGCTGCCGGTCTAATTTCTCAGGGCAGTACAAATGGTACCGTTGCTGGATTAGATCTAGTTGTAGATCCTAACTACACAGGTGACAATGCAAATGTTAAGCACGCATTGATCTATCCATCAGCAGCAATGCGATTCCACGAATCCGGAACATTTGATATTCGTGCCAATATCGTTGCAAATGGTCGAGTTGAGATCGGTCTTTACGGTTATGTTTGTGCGGTTAATCGTTACCCAGCAGCCTTCCGCAAACTATCAGTAGCCTAATTTAACTGAGTGCCTAGGGTTGCTCCCGATCCTAGGCATCCATTAATGGGAGTAAGGAGATGACATGCCAAGTATAATTACAGCCACCGAGTTGCGATCCGTCCTTGGCGTGTCATCAGCCTTGTATAACGATACTTATTTGAACCAAATTATTGACACAGCAGAAACTGTTATTCTGCCAATGCTTGTAACATTCAAAGCACCAATTCAAGCAACTTCATTGTCAGACAATGTTGCTACATTTACCACACTAGGAATTCATGAATTTACCGAAGGGCAATCAGTTGTCATCACAGGATGCGGTTCACCTTACAACGGAACAAGAGTTGTGCTGGCAGACAATCTTGGACAATATACCTTTTCAGCATCGATCACTAA